GTTATCTGCGGCCTGAAACTCTGTAGTGAGTTCATGCCCCATCTGCGGATTACCATTATAGTAATCAATATTCCTAGCTGGAACAAAACGTTGACCTGCCGTATAAAACGGAGTCTCGTATTCCAAGCAAGGGTTATTATGGACAGGTGTTAATGCGGTTCCACCCAAAGAACCACGCAATGTCTCTAACATTTGAATCCTCCTATCAGCTGGTTTGTCGCTATCCAACTGACGAGCATTCATGGAATTTGTTATTCCCGACAGATCATGTCTGCCAACACCAAACGAACTAGATTGTCGGCCGGAGTGTTTGCCACTAAGAATGGCCTTGTGTCGAAGGCCACCACGCCGAAATGCGAATGCCGGCGTGAGATAATTTAGCAAAGTAGTATTGCAAAAATTATATGGTTTGGGTCCTGTGGTCGAGGATCCTGTATTTCCACCATTCGGGTCCCACCCCCTATAGTATGGAAAATCTGTCAAATCAACAGAAACCATTCTGGTTCCAGAACCAACATCACCCGGCCAATAGGACGAATGATAATGGTATCGCCGAAGTAATTCTCTGAAACTAACTATACGTTCACCTTGGTAAACTAAGTATTGGTTATCTTCTTTGATCACGTCTGAGCTAGTCCCAAAAGCTTCAATTTCATTAGAACAAGTTGGAGCGTTGGACTCATCAGCAGATGTTGCCAAGGCGTCGGGTGCTTCCTCTGATTGTGCGACGTATGGCGCTATATCACTTTGTTTCTGAAAATATGAAACTCTCTTAAGACCATCTACAGTGGGCACTGCGAAAGCAATATCCTTTCCACCGCTTACCCACACCTGCACCTTAACTGCAGCAGCGGTAGTACTTGGAGTGGCCAATTCATTGACCACATAAACACTAAGACTACCATTGTCATAGGAAGTACCTGCTGAAATGTTCGCAGCAGTACTAAAAGTAGAAAGAACAGATGGAAATTCCGCTCCAGCTGTAATGTTCCAAGCACGAATATCAGCCCATATGACTTCATACTCGAAATCCCTGTCTTCAGAGATATCGATAGTAGTAGAATAAACTTGATTATATGCTACAGCACCAGCGTTGTTAGATCGTGGATTGTAAACAATTCTCAAACGACCACGGTGATACTCAGAACAAACAACATTGAAACGAAATTTGATTGATCCTTGCCAAGCATTAAAAGGTTGCGCAGCAAAGGATAAGGCTGTGGGATGTATCTCAACAGTTGGGGAGGCTGG